GGTGGGACTCGACCTGGTTCTCGGACACCCGCGCAGATGCTTCACGGATCGTGAGCTCGGCACAGTGGCGCGATAGCATGATCCCCCACTCGGCATCGTGATCCTCGATCTGGGGGTCCACTGGGTCACGCGAAACCGCGCGAATGAGCGCCAACTTGGTGGCGTTTTCCTCGATCCGGGCAAGGATGGACGAGTACCCGGTACCTCGCGATGTACGAAGGCGCTCGACCAACTCCTGGTCAAGCTGCCGGAAGGTGGCTCTGGCTTGCGGAGTCATCGGGACCACGCGGGGATCCACCAGTACCTCATCGATGGCACCCACATCCGTGAGATTGCCATTGAGCTTCCCCCCTCCCTGGTGGATAAGGATCAGCCGGTCAATCAGGTCTTGGGGCGGGTCGATGACGCCAAACGCCTCGTTGCTGTCCGGGAAGTCGTCCTCGCTTTCCATGATCAGAAAGCGGGCAAGCGATCCGTCTGCCACGTTGGACGCCTGTAGCGCCTGCCAAAAGTGCAAGGGCGTCGTGGTGCCATAGATGCAGGCGCATGGCTGGTGAATAGCCCGGTGGGCGTTGTTGTGTTGGGTGCTGGCGTACTCGACCCCGAAATAGGTGGTGCCTGAGGTGGTGTAAAGCTCAGTCATCAGGTCCAAGATCTCGCACACATAGCGCGGCGAACGCTTGCGGTCGGCTGCTGCCGAGAGAAACATTCCGAACTCATCAAGCTGGAACAGGATCGCAGGCTGGCGCTGGATGGCTGTCAACAGGCCTGAGCCCGATGCGATCTTGTTGCCACCCAGGTACTGCAGCAGGTTGGCCTTGCGGAACAACTCGTTGATCACCACACGACTGTGGTTTTTGCCGGCCCCGCTTTCGGCGATACCAACCACATAAAGGTTTGAACGGATATTGCTCTCGGTCCGGTACTTGCGCCCCATCAGTGCCCCGACCGCACACAAGCTCGCACCGAGTGCGAGGACTGGCTGGGGGCGTTTGGCTGTGGCAGCCATCAAGGCCATCATGTCTGCAATCACACCCCCCACCTGGTCCCAGCCGACGGGCATGGGCTTGGGTGGTGGCAGTGAGACTTCATGTGGCTCAATGGAAATTGGGTCAGCGGCTTGCAGCGCCTGCAGAAACTCACGCGCCGGGTGGTGCCCGTTCATGACGATTTCGCCGTTCAACTGCATCTCGGCGTCAGGCTCCCACCCGTTGTCCAGCGCCAGCTTGTAGATCGTGCCGGCGCCTATGCGCTGGGGGGCGAAGCTGCGCCAACTGCGCGCCGTCGTCTTGGGGTCGTTCTTCTGGGAGCTTTCGGACCATGCCTCAAACAAGGGCCAACCCTCATCGCCGAGCGCTCCCTTGGTGGCCATCCCGATGCGGACCCAACTGTCGTAATCCAGATCGGCATTGACGATGTGCCTGAGGGCATCTTCAACAGCTTCATAGGTGCCACGCTGCTCAGGAAGGTTGGCGCACTCCATCGGGGCACGCAAGCCAACGCCCAGGGTCTTGGGACGCAACTCAGCCGGGATCAAACGGTACGCCTCCTTGGCGAACTCCCGGGCCTGGGCCTCCGTGATGCCGGGTAAGTCATCAGGACTCAGGTCAGCCAAGGTGCTCACTGGCCAGTCATAGGGCTTGCCGGTGTCAGGGTGGATGCCATAGGCGATGAACTGCTGGCCGACCCCCAGCACCTCAATGGGCGGGTACTTGAATCCGGAAAACGGCTGCACGGCTCGGTAGACCAGCAGGCGCTTGGGCGCATTACCAATGCGAACCGCAGGTGTGTCGCCCAGCATCCGCTTGGCCAGCGCCTCGATCTCAAGCGCAATGGTGGGCGAATCGAGTATGTCGATGTCAATGCCGATCACCCGCCCCGCGGCAATGCCGATGCCGGCTTCGGGCCAGTTGCCCCAGATGTCGACCTCGTTGTCGGTGGTGTCACGCTCGCAATGTCGGCTCCACTTGGGGTACTCGTGCCAAGCGCCAAGCTTGTAAAGACCCGGCTTCTTGGTGTTGGGTTGAATCGGCAGGATCGGAAAGCCGCGATCGACCAGGGTGGCGCCTAATTGCGCCATGTAATTCTTGTTTGTCATGGCGCTCCTTAAAACGGTGGGTCATCGGCATAGGCCTGGCGCAGAAAGTCTTGAAATGCGGTGACAGCCACATCGATGAGCGTCGCCCACTCCTGCTCGGTCCAGCTTGCCAGGTCGGTCTTGCCGATCTCCTCGACATAGGCGCCCGCGCTCATGCCGGCGGCTGCCAGCGCATTGGCTTCGTGTTTGTTTGGATCGATCATTCCCTTCAACCTTGCAGTGATGTTCTGGCAGCGCCGAGAGCACTGTTTGCTGTCTGGCGCGTCCACACGGATGTAGCGAGGTGCGAATCCATAGCCGCGGGCATCCCTGCGGCAGATCACGCACATCATGGAAACCGGGCTCCGACGACCTCGGTGTAGCGACCGCTCGGGCGCACGGCGATCTCGGAGGGGCAGCGCAGCTTGGCTGCGCAGGCGATCGCCTCATCCACCCAGCGGGGCAACGGCAAGCCTTGGGCGCGGTTGGCCCACCAGGAGGCCGCCTTCTGGCGCGGATAGCCCTGGTGCTCGATGCAGATCCATTCGCTGTGGTGCGTGAGCCCGCTCCAGTAGTCCACGCGCAGTGATGGCGGCTTGCCCGGCTTGTCATGTCGGGCGTAGGAAACCCGGGTGACAGGCACCCACTCGGACTTGCCGGAGGTCAGAATGTCCAGGTTGCTGGCCTTGGCTTCGATCTTGAGTTCGGGCGGCGGGAATACATGCCCGCAATCGGGACAGGTGCGCACCGAGGCGTGCACGATGCTGTCGCACTCGGGGCAGGCCTTGGTGGGCGCAACGCCGTCCTCACCGCCCTTGGGTCGCTTGGGCTTGACGGCATCAATCGGGCCGTGGCGGGCGATGTTGCCTGCAAAGTCCAAGACCAGGCAATCGGTCTTACCAGGCGCCAGCCGGCAGCCGCGACCCACGATCTGGACATACAGCCCCGCCGACTTTGTGGGGCGCAGCATGGCGAGCAGGTCCACGCCTGGGGCGTTGAACCCGGTGGTGAGCACATTGGCGTTGGTCAGGCATTGAATCCTGCCAGCCTTGAAGGCATTGATGATGGACTCGCGCTGCGCACCGGGTGTGTCGCCGACGATGGTCTCGCAGCTCACGCCACGCGCACGAATCGCATCGCGCACATGGTAGGCATGGTCCACACCGGCACAGAAGATGAGCCAGCTTTTGCGGTCCTTACCGTAGGAGAAGATTTCGTCAACGGCGGCCTGGGTGATTGAGTCCTTGTCGACCGCTGCCTCCAGGTCCTTGGCAATGAACTCGCCACCACGGGTGCCCACGCCGGTCAGGTCAATCTGGGTAGCCATCCGCTTGGAGATCAGCGGGGAGAGGTAGCCCTGGTCGATCAACTCGCGCACCGACACCTCATAGGCAATGTCCGTGAAGATGGCGTCATCGCCTTCATGCAGAAGGCCTGAGTCCAACCGGTACGGTGTAGCTGTCAGGCCAATCACCTTCATCTGGGGGTTGAGCCGGGCCAGGTCAGACAGGAAGCGCCGGTACATGGTGTTGCTCGACCGCGGAATCAGGTGCGCCTCGTCAATGAGCACCAGGTCACACTGTTGGACGTCATAGACCCGCTTGTGGATAGACTGAATCCCGGCAAAAAGAATCCGGGCATGGATATCGCGCTGCTTGAGACCGGCCGAATAGATGCCCGCAGGGGCCTGTGGCCAGAGCTTCTTGAGCTCGGTGTAGTTCTGCTCGATCAACTCCCGCACATGGGTCACGATCAGGATGCGCTGGTCCGGATAAGCCTTGAGCACGCCCTCTACGAAGGTGGCCATGACCAGCGACTTGCCGCCAGCGGTCGGGATGACCACCAGCGGGTTGCCGGTGTCCTCATGGAAGTAGTTGTAGATGCCTTGAATGGCACCGCTTTGGTAGGGGCGAAGGGTCAGACTCATGCTGGTGCTCCTTAAAAGGTGTTCGCATACTTGGTTCTTCCGGTGTCGCGCCAGCGATTCCCACTGGCGAACTCGTACTCGACCCAGTCCTCGCCTGCGTCGACCTGCTGGCCCGGTACCAGCGATGGAATGAAGAGGTGCATGGCGCAGGCAGCGCGCTGGTCGGCCTCGGTCAAAGGACGGTCCTGGCGTGCGCAGTGCCACCCACCGTCGACTGGGGTCGCATGCAGGCAGGTTCGACAATTGATCTCGGGGGCTGCAGCCTCTGCTGCACCCGCGTGGCAGACCGGTGCGTGGTCACACATGCGGCACTGGTACCAGGCAGGATCGGTGCTGATGCGCGGTGGTGGGTTGGCAGCGAAGATGATTCGCTCAGCCTTGGCCAATAGGCCCTGCGCAAAAGCCGGATCTGCCTCGACCCGCTCGACGTAAACGTCGTCGGTGTCCTTGCAGACCGCCAGGTACATCGCACGGGTCAAGCCCATGAGGTTCATGTAGACCTGCATCTGGGCAAAGTGCAGCGGCTTGCTCTCGCGCACCTTCTTGGCCATCAGGTCGTTGAAGCTTTTGACCGAGTGCGTCTTGAACTCCAGCACGTGCCAGGTCTTGGGCGCCTCCAGCAGGTTGATGGCCACGCCATCGAGCGAGCCCCCAAAGTGGCCACCATGCGCTTGAACCCGAAACTGGCGACCCGTGTCCGGATCAACTTCCAGAACCGTCGCTCCGGTGCGACGCAGGTTCTGAACCAGCCGAGCTTCTTCCAGTTGGCCGGTCTCAAACAGGCGCAAAAGGCGGCCAGGATGCCGGGCACGGGTGACCCAGCGGAAATCAAACCAGAGGGCGCGCTCACATTCCTTGCCGATCAGGGATGCGCCGAGGTGTGCACGAAACCCGTCTCCCGCGTCGGCTTCGTAGGCAGCGAAGATCGCCTCTCGGGTGAGGCTGGTGATGCTGGGCAATTCAGCCATGTTGCACCCCCTGCTTGGCGTGAAGCTCCCGGGCTCGGGTCACCGCTGACTGCCAGCGCTCATCGTCGCAGTCGGCACGCAGCACCTCAATCAGCGCATCCTTGAACCGCTCTCGGTGGCCCCCAGGCTCAGCGGAGTTGAGCTTGGCCATGTGAGCGGTCAGCTGCGCCAACTCCTGCTGTTTCAGGCGCAGCGCCGTCTTGGCACGGTGAAACCAGGTGGCATCGAGCGACTTCTTTTCTGTCTGGCGACGTATGTCGGTCGTTGCGATCTGGATCCGTATGGACGCGATCTCATCTTGAAGCACGGCCAACCTCTCGCGGCAGCCCTGCAAGGTGCCGGGCAGTCGGATCGGCGTGGCCGCTGGAGCGTGCTCATGCATGCCCGGGTCCTCCTTACGCCTGGCGCTTCCAGGGCAGCCCGTTGGCCGCGGGGGTGGCGGTCGGGGCGGCCGTGATGGGGCGCGCAGCAACAGGGGCTGAGGGAGGCGTAAATGGCTGTGTGGGCTGTGCGACCGCTCCACTGGCACCGCCTCGCGGCAGATAGCGGATGGAGTTGGACTCACCGTACAGTCCCTTGGGCGGGCGCACCCGCACATCAAGGGTGATCGGGATCAGATGCAACTGCTCTGAGTTACTCACCTGCATTTTGCCCACGGCGCGGCAGATCGACGACAGCGTGCGCTTGGCGATCTCTACCGTGTCTGGATTGGCATTGACCAAATTGAGTCGGTCGAAAAGTTTGCGACCGGCGTACTGACCCTCAAGGATGTCGACTTCCAGATACAGGTACTGGCCGGTGCCGTCTTTGGTAGGGCGCATTTCGCTGGCGACGATCTGGCCGAGGTACTTGCCCGGGGGCAGTACGTCGTAACTGGTGCTGGGCGCGACAGAGGATGCATCGAAGGTTTGTCCGAATGAAGCCATGGTGATTTCTCCTTTTTCAGGTGCGGGTGGTGGATGGGGTCAGGGTGGAATGCAAGGTTTCAGGCATGGCCTGCGCAAAGGCAGACCACTCAAGGGGAAGCGTGTCGGGCAGGTCGTAGCGGTTCTTGGCCAGGAAGGCTGGGCGTTCGACCGTGTGAATCACACGCTCGCCGGAGCCCACGGCACGACTGACCTTCTTGTTGAAGCCGACGTCCGCCTTGACGGTGGAAATCCGGTAGTTGGCAAACAGCACGACATCCGAGTGCTCTTGCAGCAATGCCGCAGCGCGGGCGTGTAGCTTGATCACGTAACGGTCGTAGGGGTCGTGCTCGGGCGAATCGAAACGCTTGATGTCGGTATGCGCAATCTGCACCACAGTCATGCCCCGGTCGTCGCGCAAGGCGTTGAGGCCGTCGATGTACTGGCGCCAGAGGTTCAGGGCTGCTACGTAGCCCTTGCCGTACCCGGCGTCCTCGATCGAATTCCAGCCGTTGTCGCGGCAGGCTTTGGCCCAAACCAGCGGTTCAAGCCAGTCCACGCTGTCGATCACGACCGTGGCGAAATCGTGCTGCTCGGTGTAGAGCGCTGCCAGCGCCTCCATCACTTCGTCGAAGGTCTTTGACAGCGGGAAGTTCGCGGCCGACAGCGTGCCCAAACCGTCTTCGGTCTGGATAAACACGGGCTTATTGGCCTGACCCGCGAAGGTGGTCTTGCCGACGCCGGCCACACCGTGAATCAGGATGCGCGGGGGCTTGGGCGCGCCGGCACGGTTGAGTTGCGCAAGGGTGATGGCCATCAGTCGTTCTCCCCAAACTGGCTGTCGTTCGCTGCCTCGGGCACGACACCGTCCACGATGCGCTCGAGCTTGTAAGTGGGCTTGCCGGCTTTGAGGGTGCGAGCGGGTTCAAAAAGTTGGCGCACTGCTGGCGGCCAGGCTGTGTACTTGGCCTCGGCGACCTTGACCTCGAGGCTCACGTAGTCCTCGGGGTTTTCGCCCCACTTGCGCAGGGCCTCGACGGCTTCCTTGAGCTTGCGTTGGTCGTATTCCGTCCGCTTTGGCAAGTCCGCCACAACGGTGAACCCGTCTTCAGCGAACCGAACCGTACCGGTGGACTTACCAGCGTCCTGGCGCAACTGGTGCGCCCGCTCACCGAAGCGGCGGTGCAGCAGGCCTTGCAGGAACTGCTTGTAGTGGCGGGCGGTCTCCTCAGCGTCAGACACGCGCTGGATCAGGCGATCGAGGTCCGCCAGTGGCAGGTTTTCAAGCTCTACCATCACAAAGTTGCCCACCTCGTCGAGGGCATCGGGTTCAGGGATCATGGGGACTCTCTTTCTCAATGGGTGCCTGTGGCGGGCACGGGGGATTGCGTACCAAACTGGCGCAGGCGGGTACGAATTTCGGGGGCCGTGAGGGTGTTGGCCGATCGCACGGCGATGTAGCGGTAATGGCCGTCGGCCACCTTCAGACTGAACAGGTGGACCAGCCCCAACTCGCAGGCGATCCAAGCGCGTCTGGCCAGAGCATGGAGGCGGTTTCGGTCCTTCGACAACAGGCCACTGCCCGAGTCCGAGCGGTCCAGCAGCAGAAAGCCCTCGTGGTACTGGATGGACTGGCCGACCAGGGCGTTTGCCATCCAGTCGCACAGACCGGCTTCGGTGAGTTTTTCGGGCGGCACGTACACCGGAGGGGTAGCCACGCCAGCGTTAACGCCCAGACCGAGATGGCTGCGCGTGGTTTCAACAATGGTTTTTGCGTTCAACATCAAATCTCCAGGCGTGAGTTGGCCTACCACCACCGCCCAGAGGGGCGCGGCGTTTGCAGTTCTTGAAGGTTCTTACCGAGCGAGGGGGCTGGTTTTCTCAGCCACCCCGCGGTCGGTCAGGCGGCCGGCCGTATGCCGAACATGCGCAGGTGCATGCGCAGGTCGTCAACACGGCGGTAGAAGGTGGCAGAAGACATCCCAGAGGCCTTGGCGGCGCTGGGAACATCTTGGTAGGCAGCAAGCAGGTCGAACAGGCTGCGCTGTTCGTCGCTCATGTAGGCCAGCGCAGTGAGCAGGTCGTGCTGGGTGCTCGAGTTCGAAAACAGATCATCGTCGCCGTCCCAGTCGGAGAGCAGATCCTGCGGGTGATCTGAATCAATTTGCCCCCCATCCTCATCGTTGGCGGATGACTGGGAGGGAAAATAGCCATGAATCGCCCGATCAATCGCGACGACTTCCAGAGTGTCAACGTGCTCTGGCTCAGCAAAAACCAGTTTTTGCTTGTCCGCCTTGCGGGCGTTGAGGAAGTCGGCTGTCCGGTGTGTCGAGACCAGTCCAGTGAACGTACCCGATGCTCCGCGGGATGGGTCGAACTGGCCCTTGCGCTCGTAGATGTCGAGCAGAATCTCCTGGTACAGGTCCTCCCGCTCGGTCGGGCTCAGCCCGGCGGTAACAGCCGCCCTGTAGGTACGGGTCTTGGCCGCCCCCACTGCTGCACAATAAAACGGATCGTTTGCTGATACCGTTTTCGTTGAGTTAAGGGTGCCGCAGTTTTGCTGTGCTCTGTTTTTCGGGTTTACCGGCCCGGTACGGTGATTTCCAGATTGATCCACGATTTCGACTCCGTTTTAGATTGCATGGAGTGATCATCGGGTCAGGTATGAACAATTGAAACAAGGGTCCGCCGGTCACCGCACGGGCTCAAAAGGACGCCGCACAGGACCCAGCGGAGGTCGTACGGTCTACGAAAATCTGGACGTCGTACGGCCTCCTACGGAGACCGTATGTCGATTTCACCGAAAGCGAATGCCGTTGTTACGAGCATATTCCCGGATCCAGTCCGCCACAGTCCGATGGCTTCGCTCAATGCCTCGACTCTGGAGTTCGTCGACATAGTGATCTGCGGCTTTTTCAGCACTATCGAACCGACGAGAGTTCTGAGCAAAGTCATCTAGTACCGACTGCTTGATATTTCGATTTTCTTGGTGACGAATATTGTTATTGGCTTCAGATCGCTCGCGTCTTTGCGCATGGTCCTCAGCCTGTAGATCCCGTTTAATCTCGTCACGCATTCTCTCGTAGTCTTCAGCCGTGATTCTCACGGCGGCCCCAGCCTGAAGCTTTTCGATCTTTGCCTGATATTTCTGTTCAACCCTGTCGACTGCACGAAGTCGTTCGGCAAAACAAACAGCCTCGATCGCCTCGAAAAGTTTTTTCCCGAGCTGAGCAACCTCACTGGGTTCGTATGTTCTCTTCTCTCTTTTGACCCACCCGATTGGGTTTAACTGAAGCTTGAACTCTAGGGTTCTGGCGTAGTCTGCCAAGAAACAAATTGCATAGACCGCGTAATACTCGTAGTCCTTGACATCTTTGACGTCCTCTAAAGCCGCTGGATCAAAACCCCAGTCGAGGGCTTCAGTCAGGGCATCCAGATCCGGTGTGTTATCCGCTGTGTGGATGTCGTACTCATCGTAAGCCTCAGACTTGAAGTCGATGAAGTTTCCATCTTCGTCAGTTTCAAGCAATCCGTATTTCTGATCGTCCCGGATTTCATCGAGCTTGCGCTCTTTTTCGTGCTCAAAGTAACGCTCGATTAAGTAAGCTGCATCGGTTGCTATGGCTTGGATTTCGGCGCCAGTCCGATTTGCCAGTCTGAGAATTGAACGAGCACGGCCCAAAACATTCTGCGCTTCGTGAAAAGGTGCCCACGGCAATTGACCCTTCAAAGGGTCAAGATGTTCAAATTGGCTGTACATGCGCATGATTTTCTCGTCCTTTTTCTAATTCTTTTGAATTCCTTTTCGGATGGTGTCTCACCATCAGTAGGTCAATGTTAAGTCACCGCCGCAGGTCTGAGAAAGAACACGGTGTACGCCGGTATGAACCTTCATGCCAGCACCCCTCCCTCGCCCCAGACAAAAGAAGCCCTCAGAGCGGTCCCCTGCGGCCATCGTGGGCGTCATCCTGGCCATGGCCGTCATCCGCATGCGCGACCGCCAGGATGGACTTGATAACCTGACCGAACAGAGCGTTAGTACGGGGTGTCCTGACCACCAAGGAGAACCCCAGTGACTGAACCCGTTGTAGCCCGCGTGGCCGCCCTCAAAACTGCCAGTACTGCCGAACTCAAGCAGATGTGGCGGGACCTCTTCCACCAAGACGCGCCCCCGTTCAACCGCCGCTTCCTTGAAACCCGCCTGGCGTACCGCATCCAAGAGTTAGCCTACGGAGGTCTGAAGCGAGAAAGTGCCAAGCGCCTCGAGCTGCTGGGCGAGCAGCTCGATGGCGGAAAACAGGAGGTCCGGCGCCGCCGGCTGGACAACCGCCCCATTGCCGGGACACGGCTGATCCGTGAATGGCAAGGCACGCCTTGCGAGGTCGTGGTGGGCGTCGACCACTTCGACTACCAGGGCCGGCGGTACAAATCTCTGTCAAGCATCGCGCGCGCAATTACCGGCACCAACCGCAATGGGTGGGCCTTCTTTGGGCTGGGCTCGGCAAGGAGCAGCGCATGACGGCAGAACGTCGCCTGATCTGCGCCATCTACACGCGCAAGTCCACCGAAGAAGGGCTCGACCAGAACTTCAACTCGCTGGACGCCCAGCGGGACGCCTGTGAGAACTACATCGCCAGCCAGAAATCGGAAGGCTGGCTCATGGCGCGGGAGCGCTATGACGACGGTGGCTTCTCCGGCGGCAACATGGACCGCCCGGGCCTCAAAAAACTGCTGGAGGATGTCCGCAGCGGCATGGTCGACATCATCGTCGTCTACAAAATCGACCGGCTGTCGCGCTCACTTGCTGACTTTGCCAAGTTGGTCGAGATTTTTGACGAGCACAAGGTCACCTTCGTGTCGGTGACGCAAGCGTTCAACACGACCACCTCCATGGGCCGGCTGACGTTGAACATCCTGCTGTCCTTTGCCCAGTTCGAACGAGAGTTGGCTGGCGAGCGAGTGCGCGACAAGATTGCGGCCTCACGCCAGCGCGGCATCTGGATGGGCGGAATGCCACCACTGGGCTATGACGTTGCAGACCGAAAGCTGATTCCCAACCCGGAAGAAGCGAAGATCGTCCGGGAAATGTTCACGAGGTTCGCTGCGATGCCCTCGATGGCCTCGCTTGTGAGAGATCTGCGCGCCAAGGGCGTCACATCCAAGTCGTGGACCACCGCCAAGGGGATCGAACGCCAAGGCAAGCTAATCACCAAGGGCTACGTCTACAAGGTGTTCAAGAACCCTGTCTACATCGGTATGGCCGCATACAAGGGGCAGCAGTATCCCGGCGAACACAGTGCCATCATTGATCAAGAGGTCTGGGATACGGTGCAGGAACTGCTCAAAGCGGGTGACAAGCACGTCAAGGGCGGGGCCGGGATGCGCGAGACCAAGGCGCCGTCCATGTTGCGCGGGTTGATCTTTTCCCCGGAGGGTCGTGCCTTTACGCCTGGCTGGACCAGCAAGGGTCCAAAGCAGTACCGCTATTACATCAACACCGACGCAATCAAGCTCAGCAAAGAGGCCTGCGAAGTCCGGCGTGTGCCAGCCGGCGAAATTGAAGGGGTCGTGGTCGAGCAGTTGCGGGGCGTTTTGAGAGCACCGGAAATTCTGGCTGCCGCGGTCAGGGAAGTCACCTTGTCTCGACCAGACATCAGCGAAGCCGATGCAATCCAGACGCTGCAATCGATTGACCAAGTCTGGGACAACTTGTATCCGGCTGAGCAGGCATGCATCGCTAAAGCACTGATCGAGCGGATAACGGTTCGCACGGACGGCATCAATATCAAGTGGAAGTCCACCGGCATGACCAAACTGCTTCGCGACACGGTCATGCAACAGGCCTACAGGGAGGCAGCATGAGTCAAACAGACCAAATGCCTGAAACAACCCACATCCCGATGACCTTTCGACCGCGGGGCGGCAAAACGGTCATCGTCTTGCCCGATGGATCGCGTGGTGTGGTGCGCCGCGAGGCAACGATCGACAACACCATGATCAAGGTGATTGCCCGCGGGTTCAGGTGGCAGCGCCTGCTTTATGCCGGGACCTACGCCACCATCGAGGACTTGGCTGCCGCGGAGAAGATCAACC